GTGGACCCCGAAGGCATCCATTAATAATTTATAATAGAAACAAAAAAAATGGGGGTGTTGAAACCCCCAATTATTCATTCGGTTACTACCCGTTTTTTAACACCAATATTGTATTTTTGCTCAAGAATCCAATCATTTTTTTCTTTATAAGCAATAACTTTTATTTGATTCAAAGGTGCAATGTCCATTACCTTTTCTTCATTTACAACTTCAATCAGTCCCCAATCAGAAAGAAGTCGAATAATTCTGTTTCTGCGTTGAACGTCATTCACAGTGAGATTTGCATGTTTGCCATCAAGAGCAAACAGTTCTTTAAAGTGAGTGATGTAATATCTTCCCTGCTTGTGAAGAATGTGAGCACTTTGATATAGCTTTTTTTCCTTTCTGGATGCTACACCAATTCTCGTAAGTGTTTCCCTTACTTTCAAGAAATCGTCTGGTTCCCTAAGGGTAACTTCCACCATCATATCGGGAGACCAATTTACTTGAGGTTCAATAGTTTGTGTTGTCATTTTGTTCCACCAGTATCAAGTCGTTGTTTAATCCAATTAATTTGATCATTTCTAAGGATTTTTAGAGCCTGGGATGCCTTCTCGTTACTATATCCATAGTATTGTTTAACACATTCCAAATCTTTTACACTATCCTTACGGAGCCAGGGAGAAAATCTCTTCTTTTTCCTCAAAGTATTTAGCAGAAAAGAATATTGCATGTCTTTATCTAAGTTAGAATACTTATTCAGTTCATTAACAAAGAGAACACAATCCATGTGCCCAGAAAGGCATCTATTAATGATATATGGTGCATATTCTTTTTTAAGAGATGGATCTTCATCCATCAAGTTCTTTTTTGAAAAATTAATTGAATTTAACCAATCCTTAAGTTCAATCATAAAGTAATTTTTCCAATGGGTTTTTTTCTTCTATAGTATAGTTAGTTACAAGCAACTCACTCTTAAGATTGTCATCAGTACCTTTCTCACCCCTATGTGCCATAGAGTAACGAAGTTTCCATTCCTTACAATTATAATCTTTATAGAGATCCAACAATCTATCATTTAGATTGTAAGTGATCATAAACTTATGAGGACAATCGTAGACATCTTCGGCAAACTTAATATGATCAAATCCCTTGTGCATTTCTCTATTTTTTCCATAGAGAAAATCTTTAATGTCATATGGAGGATCTAAGAAAACAAATACGTTTTCTCCGTCAGAATTCATAACCTCAGAATAATCAATATTTGTGATCTTCCAATTTTTAATCAGACGAGAAAACTTTTTAATCTTTTCAGCACCAATTAAAGAGAAATTAGCATTTGCTGCAGTAACTGAGAATGTACTGTTTTCGGTCAGACCAGAGAAACTGCATTTATTCATAATGAAAAATGCAACTGCTTTCTCAAGATTATTATAAGTATCAATTTCTATTTGATACTTATCAAATAATTCTTTAGCAAACTTATCTCTTTCATCCTGGGTTTCTTTGTCAAGCATGTTTTGCTTTTCTTCTTTCACCCTTTCAGAAAGTTCTTCTCCATGATCACGAAGTTGAATCCAAAAGTTGTAGAGAGGAACGTAAAGATCATTAATCCAAATAGGAACTCCTGGATATGCTTGTGCGGTGTAAATTGCCATAGAACCACCACCAATAAATGGTTCACGATATTCCTTAAACGAAATAGGATACCACTCAGAAAGTGTTTTTACAGCTTTTGATTTACCACCAGGATACCTTAAGGGAGTTTTTAATGGATAACGTGCTGCCATATCAAACGATGAGTTTTTTATTTGGGGTCATAAGTTTACTGCCAAACATTTGATTGTATTGTTCAACAATACCTTCATCTGGATCAGCAATATAAATGATAAACTTTAAAGATACTTCAATTTCTTGCTTTTCCTTGCTCAAGAGAGGAGACCAAGGAGCAAATCCAATCTTTCCCATTTCAGATGGAAAAGCAACAATAGGATTCTTGAATTTTACATAAGTATCTGTTTCTTCAACAATATTTGTGATTACGTCTTCACCAGTAGACAGACGAACCAATTTTACATTTAACATTTTAAATCCTCATTTGAACTCACATTCTACCATGATTTCAGTCAATGCCGCAAGAAGATTGATTTCTTGATCAGCAACAAAAGCAGATTGATATTGATATTTTGCAATGATCAAAATTGCTGCTGGGACTGTATTTGGAGTTAGATATTGATAGCAGGCATCATAAATCTTACGAAGAATAATTCCAGAATCATTATCAAGATTAGAAACTACCCATTTGCGAACATCATTAAACTTCTTCTCTTTGAGATTTTTAACCAGTTCATCTACAGCAACGTCAGAGAACATTGCAAGGATTCCAGTGTCAATTTTACCACTGACAGAATACCTTTGGCATTCATTTAGAATCCTTCTCCAATCTGGGAAGTGACTATTTATGACTTGAATTAAAACTCTATCATCATATTCAATTAGGTTTTGATCCAAGATTGCTTTCAATCTTTCCATAAACTGGACGGCAAGTTTTGCCTTTTCCTTACCTTTGATGGAAAAGTCAATAACTGCACATCGACTGTGAAGTGGTTCAAGAATCTTATTCTTGTAGTTACAAGTAAAGATGAACCTACAGTTGTTACTAAATTGCTCGATGTTTGCCCTCAGAAGAAGTTGAACATCGTTACCAGTATTGTCAGCCTCATCAATAATAATAACTTTATGCTTGGCATCTGATGTCATTGAAACTGTAGAAGCAAAATTCTTTGCCTGATTCCTTACAGTATCAAGAAATCTTCCTTCATCAGATCCATTAATATAATAGTAATCAACTCCCAGTTCTTCACACAATGCCTTTGCTACTGTGGTTTTACCTACACCAGGAGGTCCAGAGAGAAGCAAGTGAGGAATTTCACCCTTCTCTACAAATTGCTTGAACGATTCTTTCGTCTTTTCAGGAAGAATACATTCATCAATAGTTTTGGGTCGATATTGCTCAACCCAAAGAAAATCAGTTTTGTTCATAATTTAGATCCATTCAGGTTTACGTTCTGGCATACGAAGATAATTAGATGCAACCCAAGGTTTGGATGCGATATACATCTTGTAAGCAGTAAAAGTGTCAATGCTTGTGTCAAGTTTATATTCATCTGGCATAGCACGGGTAAATTCGGTTACTTCAGTGATTTTCCCCTTAGGAAACAGATAGTAAGCATCTACGAGTGTCTTGTAGCAGGAATGTGTTTTACCATAACGAAGTGAATATTCGTCACAAAGATTCATTCCATGCTTGATTAACCAGTAGGCATTATGGATACTTTCCAGTGCCCATTTGGTACATGGATGGTTGCGGAAGGCACCCTTTTCAGTTTTGTAGGGAGTTTCATCGGATTTGTATAGTTGTCCATACCCATGTCCCCATTTGTCAGAAGCAACAATAGAGAGCATTTGGCAGCACTCCAGAGGCATCTTAACAATATGCTTGTCGGGCAAACAGATAGCAGATTCTGCTGGCCAAGGAGAAGTCACAAAAATGTTCATAATGAAAGTTCAATGATTTTAGAGGCATCGATGACTGAGAAGAATGCTTCCAGACCAACTACGTCCCATGCCCGTATCTTAACAGCAAATGGGATCATCGCCAAGTTCCCAAACAGTCGTGCGATGCATCCAAATTTAACATCAACATAAAGAATAAGGAAGTACCCCACTATAAGCAGAATACTTCCTAAAATTCTAAGAACCGTAGATGTCATTCAAATTCGCAATCTGGTTCTAAAGCAATGTAGTAAACAAGATCCATATCTTTACTCTTAAAACTTGAAATAAGTTTTCTACCAATTACTACTTCATAAGCACCAGGAAGAATTTTAATGTTTTCTACCTTAAAGTTCAAGACAAATTTAGAATCTGTTTCTCCAACAATAATTGAATATTCATTTGAAGTGTCATTCTTTTTATCACGAACAACCAGTTTCACTACTCCTGCTTCACCAATTACAGACAAATCTGGAACACTGTAAACATTAGATGCCTTGATAAGTTTATCAAGTTGATCAGTTTCAAGATTGAAGGAAACAATTTCATCTTCAACAGAAACTTTTTTATCGGGATTAGGAGTAACAATTACGTTCTCATCTGCAAAGAAAAATTTAGTTCTTGATTTTCCTTCACGAATTACTACATAACCCTCATTCTCAAAATCAAACTCTGGGTTCTTATAAAGGCTAATTCCAGAAAGAAATTGAGACAGTTCGTAAATACCAAAGTTTTTTGGAATGTCTTCTTCAATTGTTGCTTCTGCAAGAATATTTTTCATTACAGAAACTGTACGAAGGGTGTTTCCTTTTCTAAACAGAATTGACTGATTAATAGTAGAAAAGTTTTTAAGCAGATTGTTAGTTTTTTCAGAAAGTTTCATAACGGTCAGTAGTGTTGTTGTGGAATCCTGCGAAGTTGTACAGAAGAATACCATAATGGATAATCTTCAATGCGTCAAGCTTTGAAAAACCATTCTTTTTTCCAAACCTTGCGGAGTATTTAATAAGATTATCTCTGCAGAAAGGAACCCCATCCCCAATTGCTTCAATAATATCAAGAACCTGAACTTTAGATTCTTCAGAAGTGTAATGTTGATGATAGGTACTTGCAATATACTCTTCAGCTGCTTTTAAAGTTTTATCTTCATTATATTTCCAAAAACCATTATTATTTTTATCCTTCATAACATTATATTGAAATGGTTCAGATTTTTTTGGTTTTTTATTATCATAAGATTCTGCATTAAATTCTTCTACTTCCATTTCTGTAGATGGATATTTTTCATTTGCATATTCATTAAAATTCATTGATGCCACTTGTTCTTTTTTGGCATTTTGAATTAATTGTTGTACTTGTGCTAAAGATTGTTTTTGTTCATCTGGAATTTGCATATAGCAATCCGAACAACCTTTTTCATCTTCCATATTTTCATCCAAAAGTTTCCTCAAATCTTCTGGAAGTTGTACTGGAGATTGATCTCTTGTGGGAACTCCACTCATAAACATGTTAATCCCTGGATAGGGCATACCTTCATTGTGTTTCATAAAATTTTAATAAAACGGCTTCCACCTTGATGTATTTTACCAAAGATTGATTATTTTGTCAAAGTCACTTATGCCATTTGACTAAATCCTTTTTGCTTTTCAAATTTCAATACACTTTCAAATCTATCTTCCATGCCAACTTTATGGGAGATTATGAAAATATTTGAGTCCTTAACTACGTGCCTAATGATCTTGATGAATTCTTCTGTGCCATTTCCATCAAGAGAACTATCAAATACTTCATCCATAATTAAAAGATTTGTATTTGTAGAATTTTTAAACTTGGCAACTTCTCTCCAAGTGAACAGAAGTGCCAAGTCGATTCTTTGTCGTTCACCTTCACTGAAAGATCCATAAGTAAAATCTTCATGAACTGGTGATTGAATTGTTTCGTTGAACTCTTCATCAAGAGAAAAATTAATGTAAAAATCCATCATTTGCAAATATCTGTTTACTTGCTGATTGATGAGTGGGAGATATTTTTTAATAATGGTTGTTTTTACACCCGAATCTTTTAAAAGACCGTAACAGAAATCGTAATATGAAATTGTTTCTTTCTTTTCGGATAGTTCCTTAAAGATATTATTCAGTTTTTCTTTAAATTGAGCTAACTTCTCATGTTCAATATTCTCGTTTTCCAGGTTATTGGTAATTCTTTGAATTTCCGATTCAAGATCTCCGATTCGTTTTTTGAATCCAGAGATTCTAAGATTATTTTGAGAAATTTCATGCGTTAGGTTAGTGACTTCTTTTGAAATTTTAAGAAAATGACTTTCTCTGATTTCTTCATCACGAATTGTCTGCTCAAGTTCTTCATACCCAATCTGCAGTTCTTTTGCCTTGTTTTTGGCATCACTAATTCTATTTAATCTAAAAGATTCTTCTATATTTTGTGTGCAGGTAGGGCATACCGAATTATTGCGGAAAAACTCATGCTCTTCAGTAATCGTTGCTACCTTTTGAGATAACTTACCTTTAATTGAAGCAAGTTTTTTTAACTTATCTTTGGAACTGGATAAATCTTCCAGTTCTTTTGTGTATGAAAATATTTCCTCTTCGTACTTATTATTATATCCAAAGCAAACGTCTACTTGACTATTAATCAAATTTATTTCGTTCTTATTGTCCTTTATTTTATTTTCACCTTCATTTTGAATTTTTTGAATAAAATCTTCTTGCATAGAAATTTTATCTTTCAATGAATCTTTAGACAATTCTAAAGTTTTGACTTGATCTTTAATTTCTTTGATCTTTTCTTTAACCAAAGAATTCATTGAAGAAAATATTTTAATATCCAAAAGATCTTCAATAACTTCTCTCCTATTTGCTGCACTTAATTGCATAAATGGGACAAAATTACTGCTTCCAATGATTACAACCTGAGTAAAGGATTTATAATTCATTTTAAGAACAGATTGTTCAAACCATTTTTGTTGATCTGCTGCAGAAGATTGTTGATCTATTGCTTTTCCATTTCTTTCAATTAAAAAGATTGATGGTTTAATTCCACGGATTACTTTCCAAGAAACTGTTCCTATTTTGAATTCTATTTCTACAACACAATCTTTTTCATTTACAGAATTAATCAATTGGGACTTATTAATTCCACGAAAAGATTTTCCAAATAAACCAAAAGTTACAGCATCAAGAAGAGTACTTTTTCCAGCACCATTCTGCCCTATTACAAGGGTTGTTTTATTTTTTATTAAATCAATTTCTATGAAATGATTTCCAGTACTTAAGAAATTTTTCCAACGAATTTTTTCAAATAGTATCATTTTCTTCAGGCGGAATTACAAAATCAAAAGGAGTAAAAACTGAATATTCATATCCATTTTCTTTACAAGCATGTAAAATATCTTCATCATCAATTTCAAGAACTCTCATAGGAGGATATCCCCTATCAATTTCAAGCATCATAGCAAATCTTGTAGCATCATCTTCTTCTTCAAACATATAAAGTATTTGATCACCATACTCATCAGTTACACAATAAGCACCAGATTCTTCCCTACCCTTAACTGCGATGATGAACATTTTATATCATTTCACAAGATTCTTTATAAAGATCCCTCATAATATTTTTAATTTTTACTTTATCCATAGTAATTTCTGAATCTTCAATATATCTATCCAATATAGAAACAGTATCTTCAGATTCAATTTCTTCAAATTCTTCGGAAATAAAAATATCAAAATTTTCTACTATTTTAACTTCGGATACATTTGAAGAATAAAGTTTATCTAAAAATTTTTCAAATTCAAGTTGATTTGATTTATTTCTTACAACTACCT